TGGCATTTGCAGAGATGCCCTTCAAATACGCCAACGCGAGGTAACAACAATGGCATGGACATACAACGATAGCGTTATTCGCGCAGGCGAAAGTTGGACGGATGATGACGGAATTAAGCATCCCTCTAACTGGGGATCATGGTCAGAGGAAGAAAAGACTGCGGCTGGTCTAGTGTGGGTAGATGACCCTGCTCCGTTTGACTCACGGTTCTATTGGGCGGCAGATGTACCCAAGGCACTAGATGATGTAAACGAGGTAGATGAAGACGGTGAGCCCATGCTTGACCAGTTTGGCGATCAAGTTGTCACGCTGGGTTTGAAGTCTCAAGAGTGCGCCAAGGTCAAGACACAAGCAGGTGGTTTGCTAGCTCCTACTGATTGGTATGTTGTACGCAAGGCCGAGGCAGACGTTACTATTCCTGCTGACGTACTGACTTACAGGGCTGCTGTACGCACCGCTTCAAACTCTATGGAAACTCAGATCAACGCGGTGATTACTCACGCAGAGTTTGTGGAGTTGATAGCTGGCACACCGGACAATCCTTCGACTTTTAACGACTGGCCTAAAGAATAAGAGTAATGAATGTGGTAGAAGAACATAGGCTCGACCGGATTGAGCAAAAGCTCGACAAGCTGACTGAAGCGGTATCACAGATTGCAAGGGTTGAAGAGCAAATGCTGTCTGTGTTTAAGCGTATGGACAGGCACGAGAAGCGCCTAGACGATCAGGAGGATGATCTGAGAGAACTAACGACAGATGTAGTGGCTAACTCAGGCTCTGTTAAGAACGCAGAGAGATTCTTCTGGGTAGCCGTCAGCGCGTGTGCGTCCCTTCTTGTTTACATGGTGAGGTAACGTATGTGGCAAGCACTTATATCGCCAATTACTAGCCTTCTCGGGCAAGTACTAAAGAATAGGGCTGAAGAAAAAACAGCGATACATAACGCTAAGATGGAAGTCATCAAGAACACTGCGTCTTGGGAGCAGCTTATGGCGTCTGCCAGTGCTACCTCGTGGAAAGATGAGTGGTTTACTTTGTTGCTCTCAGCGCCTGTGGTTGCGCTTATGTGGGGTATTGGGATGAATGACGTAGAGATCATAGACCGCATTGGTCTTGCCTTCAGTGAGCTTAACAGGCTTCCTGATTGGTATCAGTATTTGTTATTCATGGCAGTATCCGCATCCTTTGGTATTCGTGGTGCTGACAAGCTGTTGGCCCTGAAGGGGAAAAAGTAGATGGCCTTAGAGCTAGACATTTTTCAAGACACTACTGCAAATACTATGTTTGCTGATTCTACTATGGCGGCAGAAGAAACAGCAGTTGATAACGCCCGTTATAACGACGAAGGTGACCGCCTGTATTATTGGGTTCCACCAAGTGAGCTAGGTGATCCCAAAAGAAGCTCAGAAGAGTCAGAGCTATACAAAGATACAGGAGGGTATTACACAGAGGCAGAAATACGTACCGCATGGGATGCAGATCAAGGAATGGGCTACCTCAAGGATCAGACTGATTGGGATAACTATTGGGGTTACCTTACAGAGCGTCAGGATCTTATTGATAACGGCGTTCTTTCAGACGGTACGTCAGTAACTCAAGCACAGCTACAGGCTAAAAGAGAAGCGATACAGGCTGCTGGTGGGTTAAAAGAATCGGGAGGAGCAAAGGGTGCAGGAAAAGGAACTTCACAGATAACTCTTGCGGCTCGACAAGATGCGTTTAACGCAATGATTAACGACCCCGCTCAAGTCGAACTTATGGAAAAGTACGGTTTAAGCATGAGTTTTCAAAATGATGACGGAGACACTTTTAGATGGAACGGCTCATCGTACACTAAGACAGATAAAGTAGCTGGCGTCGATTGGGGTTTGCTTATTGCCGCATCAATGACAGGTTATATAATGGGACCACAAATTGCTGGGATGGCGGGCTTTAGTGGAGGTTTTGCTGGAGGTGCTGCTTCTGGTGCTGTAGGGTCTGTGATAACACAGGGTATTGCCACAGGTGATGTAGATTTTGGTCAAGTAGCTACGGCAGGGGTTTTAGGTGGCATTGGTGGTTTCTTTGATGACTTACAAGCAGCAACTCCCGGAACATACGGTGGTTGGGTAGTTAACGGAGAAGTAGTAGGAACAGCAGGAACATGGGGAATTGAAAAAGGACAGTATCTTGCTAACCTTCTTAACATACCTCTAGACGAAGCTCTTGGTATTATGGAAGGTGTGCTAACAGGCACTGTTACAGGAGAAGATTTAGAAGGAATAGCTATTAATGCTGTTGGTGGTTGGGGAGAAGCCTACACTAACCAGTGGGTTAAAGATACTCTCGGAGATCAAGGATTAGACGTAGACAACTTATTTAAAGACGGTAGTACAAACATTAGTACAGAGTCTTTGCAAGGATTAGTATCTGAGGGGTTTGATGCGTTAGTTGCTGGAGGCATGAGTGAAACTGATGCGTTAAAAGCTATATACGGTTTCTTTGATCAAGGAGGTTCTCTAGACTTCTTGTTGCCAATGTTACCAGAGCTAGGTTTTCCCGATCTCCCCGACAGCGACTTTTGTGAAGAATTTCCCGTCCTGTGTGAAATACCAGAAATTAATTGTCCTGAAGACACAGAATATAACACTGAATTACGTAAGTGTATACCTCTACCAGACATAGACATACCAAACCCATGTCCATCAGGTTTTATAGATAAAGGTGATGGCTATGGGTGCGTCCGTGAAATTAATTGCCCTGAAGGCACAGAATATAACACTGAATTAAGCAAGTGTGTAGATGCAGGCACACTTCCTGAAATGGGTTGTGATGATGTAGAAATAGTAAATGGCGTACAGAAGTACGTTTATAATACAAACTTAGGCGAATGTGTTCCTGACGTTATTGAGTGTATCGAAGGTTTCGACTTAGTTGGACAAGAGTGTGTAAAAGCAAAAGTAGGCGTACAAGTATGTTCAGATGAACAGAAAAAACAAGGTGGCACAGAAATAAAAATAGGCAGTCCTGATTCTTGGTACTGCAAAATGCCTGACCCTAACACGACTTGTCCAGAAGGTTTTCGTAACGAAGACGGCGAGTGTGTGAAGATTGAAGGCCCAGATATTGATGTAAACGTAGATGTTGATGCTAGTCTTCCTTCTGTAAGTTTGGGACAACCTAGTTCTGGACTGTTTACACCACTGGAAACTAAAGGTTTATCTTATGAACAACAAACGCCTACACCTTTAGCACAGTCTGGGTCTTTTGATGCTATGGCAGGTATTACTAATTTTATTAATAGAAAACTTAATGAGAAACCGTCTGACCAAGACATTAGTGATGCGTTTAACTCAGGCCCAGACAAAGGAATGTTTACATGACACAGCAATATGGTGGCGGTTTTACTCCACAGCAACAAAAAGCATTTAGCTCATGGTGGCTGAACGAAAAGTACGGCGGCGATCTTAATAACGTCGAAGGTCTTTACCAGAATGAAACAACTGGTGCTTGGCAGGCTGATCCTACTAAAGTTTTTGACATAAACCCTGAAACTGGTCAGAAAGGTCAGTTTAAGTATATGGCTACTCCAGCTTTTACTGGCTGGATGGATGTTACGCCTGAAAAGTATGGTGAGTACAGTAATATAGGCGGCGGTCAGGTTAAGATGATTCGGAACCGTCATGGCCTGTATACACCAGAAAGCGCATATGGAAAAGAAGGCAATTGGTCTCGACAGTATCAGTTTACTACTAACCCTAACACTGGAGAGGAAGGTAAGTGGATCTTTTTAGGCCAAATGGGATGGGTTAACATTGAAGGTGATCCTCAACCAGAACCAGAAGAGGGACAGATTGTATTTGGTGGTAGTGGTCAAATAGCTGGCCCTTATGATCCTAATTATGACGGTTCTGTTAAAGACACATCTAGCAACACAGATGCAGATAGTGACGTATCAAGTGGTGATGTTGATGAAGCAGCATCAGCAGAAAACACTACAACAGCGGCTGCTCTACAACAAACTATCCCAAGTTCTCAGGGTGCGTTTACTTCTAGTACTCCTATGGGTCTACGGTATTCAGCACCAGCAGCTCAAGAATTTATTTCAGCCGCTCCTGCTTCTAAAATAGACTACGCAAAGGCGCTTAATAGTGCGCTGGCTTTGGATGTAATGGGCAATATGTTGACAGGTAGAAAAGTATGACTTATTTAAATTTAGTAAACAGTGTACTTAGACGCCTGCGTGAAGACGAGGTAGACAACGTAACAGCTAACACCTATAGCAAAATGGTAGGTGACTTTGTTAACGATGCTAAAAAACTTGTAGAGTCTGCGTGGGATTGGTCAGCGTTAAGAACTACACTTACAATTACAACGGCTGCTGATGATTATACTTATTCATTAACAGGATCACAAAACAAAGTTAAAGTACTAAACGCAATTAACGATACATCTAATCTTACAATGCAGTACCAGACTCAAGTATGGTTTGATGAGCAATACTTAATTAATACTCCTGTTTCTGGCGCTCCTGAGTACTACACGTTTAACGGTGTAGACTCCAATGGTGACACACAGATTGATGTGTACCCAACACCAGATGCTGTTTATAGTTTAAAGTTTAAGTGTACGTTACGCAATGATCTTTTAAGTGCTGACACAGACACCTTGGCTATACCTAGTGAACCAGTAATTCACATGGCAATAGCTCTACTGGCGCGTGAACGGGGCGAAACAGGCGGTACAACAGCGGCTGAATATTTTGTTATTGCTGATAAGTATTTATCTGATGCAGTTGCTCTGGACGCTCAAAAGCAC